CTTATCAGCTTGATTCGTCGTTCAATGCCTAACTTGGTGGCATACGATCTTGCTGGTGTTCAGCCTATGTCTGGACCTACTGGTCTTATCTTTGCTATGCGTTCTCGCTATACCAACCAGTCTGGAACTGAGACATTCTACGATGAAGTAGACTCAGCATTCTCTGGTCAGAACGAAGCGTTCGACCTAACAGACGGCATGACAGCAGCCGCTTCTGGTATGGGTACTACTGCTCAGGCAGCACAACAGAACCCTGCAGTTCTTAACCCAGTTGGTGGAGCAGGAGACAATAAGGCATACAACGTTGGTCAAGGTATGCGTACAGACGCTGCTGAAGACCTCGGTACTTCTGGTGATAACTTCAACCAGATGGCATTCTCAATCGAGAAGGTCACAGTTACTGCTAAATCTCGTGCGTTGAAAGCTGAGTACTCACTAGAGCTTGCTCAAGACCTCAAGGCAATCCACGGATTGAATGCTGAAGCAGAACTTGCTAACATCCTTAGTACTGAAATACTTGCTGAAATCAACAGAGAAGTTATTCGTACAATTTATAAGGTTGCTGAACAGGGTGCTGTTTCAAACACTGCTTCTGCAGGTATCTTCGACTTAGACATCGACTCTAATGGTAGATGGTCAGTTGAGAAGTTCAAAGGACTCTTATTCCAGATCGAGCGTGATGCTAACGCAATCGCACAAAGAACTCGTCGTGGAAAGGGTAACATCATCATGTGTTCTGCAGACGTTGCTTCTGCTCTAACCATGGCTGGTGTACTTGACTACACTCCTGCATTGAATGCAAACCTTAACGTTGATGATACTGGTAATACATTTGCTGGTGTTCTTCAAGGTAAGTATAGAGTCTACATCGACCCATATGCTGCTAACCTTGATTCATCTGGTAACACTGCAACTGCTAGTGGTAATCAGTACTACGTTGTTGGTTACAAAGGTACTTCACCTTATGATGCTGGTATATTCTACTGCCCTTACGTTCCGCTACAAATGGTTCGTGCTGTGGGAGAGAATACCTTCCAACCAAAAATCGGGTTTAAGACTCGTTATGGTATGGTTGCTAACCCATTCGCAGAAGGTAAGACACAAGGAGAAGGTGGACTTACAATTAACAAGAACCGTTACTACAGACGTGTTGCTGTTAAGAACCTCATGTAAGAAGAAAGGAAATATTCCTTTTTCAACAAAGACCCCTTTACAGGGGTCTTTTTTTATGCTAATATATAATATGTTCACACCGCTTCTGCACCGTGGGCAAACTTAAACACTTTTAGTAACGAGGTTTTATGACTTACGAACATGCACCCATTCTTGGGTTGCAAAAAATAACAGTATTTGGTAGAGAGATTGACCTAGCTGTTTACAGAAATAAAGAAACAGCACCACCAGAGATAAAGAGTGGTGTTTTTTCGCACATAGGTAGTTTTGATTTAGATACCGTTGATCCTGATGATGATATGTGGTATCAGGATGGTATTAGGGAAGAAGGAACATTTACTAAAGAACGTGAAGATGCGTTTGATAATAGTTACGATGTTAGTGGTTGGTTAACAAAATACATTCCTCCAATGTTTACTTTGGATGGTATTGTTAAAGATGGTAGAGGAAGAATACTTTCTGCTTGGGAAAAGTATAAAGCAGGATTAACTGGAAGATATATTCCAGCATATTTTTATACTGAAACTGATAGTTCAAAAAAAGCATCAGTTATTGATGGATTAGATAATAATCTAAGACATGATCCTGCTTTTAAAGCAACTATGGAATCAGTTATATCAGGTTCTTTACTTCTAATAAAAGAAAATGAACTTGATTTTAGTGAAGTAGCAATTCGCACTTTCCTTTTTGATGATCTTCATATTGAAAAACATTTTTCTCAAGGTAACATTACAAAGATTGTTGATGCGATTTTAAAGAGAGGTGTTGGTGGTGGAGACCCTTTAGTTCGAGTTGAAGTTCGTAAAAAACATGTGGCTTTTTGTGAGAAAGCAGGTTATAAGATAGATGGAAAAACCACCTTTCTTCTTTCTTGTGATAATGATACCTATGCATATCGTGCTTGGTGTCAGCATATTCTTCCTGCTATTGTTGGTAATAATCATCCAGTTAAGATTATTCTTTTTACAAACAACCACGTACCTGCGGAAGCAAGAAAAAAAGTAAAAGCATTTAAGGATTTTATTGAATATTTTCTTGATGCTTCATTCTTAATGGTAGCAAAGGATCTTGGAGTTCCTTCAATTCCTGTAAAATTTAAACCATTTGAACTTTTAGGATGTATTCCTCAAATCATAGGTAAACATGATGCTTATAGAAAAGCATATAAATTAGTGGACGTTGATAAGTATTAATTTAAGAGAGGGTTAACCACCCTCTTTTTTTTGCCTAAATATTTAAAAAGTATCTTATAATGGCAGTCAGAAAACCACCAGCAGAGAGACCAGGAACTCCCTTAAGTAATAGGAATTTCCTATCTCCTACTGGTTTTAAATTTACACTAAAGAGGAGTCCTGCTGCTGCATTCTTTTGTAACCAAGCAAATATTCCTTCAATGGATCTTGGTGTGGCAGTGCAACCAAACTACTTGAGGGATATTCCAACACCAGGTGACAAAATAGAATTTGGTGATTTAAGTATAAGATTTCTTGTTGATGAAGATCTTGTTAATTATATGGAAATACAAAAATGGATTCGTGGTCTAGGTTTTCCAGATAGTATGAAAGAGTTTAAAGATCTTGAGAAAGAAGCAGTTATACAACCATCATATGCAAATAGCGGTGACAACATTTATTCTGATGGCACACTTCAAATTTTGAGTAGTAACTTGGTTGCTAAATTCAACGTTAACTTTAAAGATCTATTTCCAGTATCATTGTCTACTATTACATTTGATGCAACCGATACTGATATAGAATACTTTACAGCAGACGCAACTTTCAAGTATACTATATACAACCTTACTGATTTAGAAAATAAAGCTTTATGAGTATTACTCTTGAAACACTTCAAGAGATGTGGGAGAAAGATTCAAAAATAAATCCAGATGAACTTCACACGGAGTCATTAAATATCCCCTCTCTACATGCAAAGTATTTTGAATTATATAATACAATCTTTCTATTAAGGAAGAAAGCAGAACAACAAAGAAAGAACATCCGTCATGAACGGTATGAATATTTTAGTGGGAAAGCAGACCCAGATGTTTATATTGAAAATCCATTTCCAAAGAAGATAAGAGATAAGGATACAATGACCAAGTATCTTGATGCAGATGAAAAACTATCTACCTCATCTTTAAAGATAGATTACTATGATACGATGTTAGTATATTTGGAAAGTATCCTTAAGGTGATACAGAACAGAACATTTCAGATTAAAAATGCTATTGAGTATATGAGGTTCCAGTCAGGGATGGGTTGACAGGGGTAACTAAATACCCATAGATGTATGGATTTATGTGATTGACAAAACTGCCAATGTTGTCATATCAAAAGCGAATGAAGTATTTTTAAAGGTAAATGCTGAACCTCATATTGAGTATGAATTGAGAGATCATTTTACTTTTCAAGTTGAGGGTGCAAAGTTCATGCCCCAATATCGCAATCGTAATTGGAATGGGGAGATACACTTATTCGACTTAAGATCGAAAAGGATTTATGTTGGACTGTTAGATAGGATCATATCTTTTTGTGAAAGACACGATTACACATATAAGTTTGCAGACAACGAATACTATGGTGTTCCATTTGAAGTAAATGAGAACATATCATATGAAGGTGTCAAAGATTATATGACATCTATTTGTAATCATTCTCCAAGAAAATATCAAGTTCAGGGAGTACACGATGCATTAAAACATAATAGAAAGCTACTGATATCACCAACTGCTTCAGGCAAATCCTTGATGATTTACTCTCTTGTAAGGTATTATGTAGATAAAGAACAAAAAATTCTCTTAGTTGTTCCGACGACATCTCTTGTAGAGCAGATGTATAAGGATTTCGAAGAATACGGATGGGATGCTGATTCATGGTGTCATAAAATTTATTCGGGAAAAGAAAAAACTAACGAATATCCTGTTACTATTACTACCTGGCAATCTGTCTATAAATTAGAAAGATCGTTCTTTAAAAATTATGATGTTGTTATTGGAGATGAAGCACACCTCTTTAAGTCGAAGTCCTTAATATCTATAATGACAAAATTAGACTCTGCAAAATATAGATATGGATTTACTGGAACATTAGATGGCACTCAAACTCATAAGTGGGTGTTAGAAGGATTGTTTGGACCATCATATAAAGTGACAAAGACTGATGAACTTATGAGACAAGGACATCTTTCTCAATTAGATATACAATGTCTTGTTCTTAAACACGATCCGAAAAAATTTGATACTTATAATGATGAGATAGAATATTTGATATCACATGAAAAAAGAAATAACTTTATTAAAAATCTAACACTAGATCTAAAAGGAAATACTCTTGTTCTTTACAGTAGAGTCGAAGCACACGGACAAGTTATTTACGATTTAATAAATAATAGCAAACAAAGTGATCGCCAAGTATTCTTTGTTCATGGTGGAGTTGATGCAGAAGAAAGAGAACAAGTTAGGGAAATAACCGAAAAAGAAAACAACGCAATCATCGTTGCATCCTATGGTACATTCTCAACTGGTATCAATATTAAAAATCTCCATAATGTTATCTTTGCTTCTCCAAG